TGCCACTATTAGTAGAGATCCACTGTGCTGCTGTACCCCTACGCTGTTGCATTCTTGTTGCCATATTTGTGTCCTCCCAGACCTTTTACTATTATATCAGATAATTAACTAAAATTATCTAATGGACTTCCGCCGTCGTAACTGTTGTTCCAATAATCTGAATCATAAAATCCAGCAATTTCTGTTGATGTAAAAATTGAATCATAAAACCCTGCATCTTGGAATACTGAAACAATTAGTCCAGTTCCATCAATTGCAGTATCATGAATATGTTGTCTAAGATCAGCGGTATCAGAAAATGTAGCAATCATAATCCATTCAGCAGCATCAGTAGAATAAATAGATAGATGTTGTGATACTGTATCAAACCATAGCTGTCCATCTACTGGAGAAACTGGGGCAGATGATTCAGTAGGAACAATTGGAGTTGCTGCTCCTAGTAAGTTATCTACATATAATTTTGTTGTTGCATGTGTATCAAGAGTAGGAGTGGCAACTGTTACAGTTCCCCCAAAAGTACCGCCTTGGGTTACATCTAACCCGTGCTTTACCTTAAAGTCTCTATTGGTAGTTGCCACTTCTAGCCTCTTTTCCTAATTATGCTTCGATGTATGTCTTGCTTACCTTAACAGCTGTATCAGCAGCTGCTGCGGTGACCTGAAGAAGAACATTTCCACCTGAATAAACAGCGTTTGTTGTTCCTAGTTCGCCATTGCTTTGTACATCAGCGTACTCTGTTACGTAAACGTTATTTGCTCCGTCTACTGCTACAAGCATTTCAATTACTTCAATATCAGTACCCTTTTTCATTTGTACGATATATTTAGCAGCTGTGTATGTTGCTACAGCAAATGTATCAATAGTTGTTGCTGAAGTTCCAGCAGTTGCTGTTGCAGATCCAAGAAGAGCATCTGGTAGAGCAATGCTAGTACCTGTTGCTGCACCAAGTTCTGGAGTAACAAGTGTTGGTGTGTTAGCAAATACTAAGCCACCAGTTCCTGTTTCTCCAGTTACTGCTGAAGCAAGGTTTGCAGATGTTGGTGTTCCAAGGAATGTGGCTACGCCAGTTCCAAGACCAGAAACATCATTTGCAATTCGTACTGTAAGTGTATTGTCTGCTCCACTGATTGTCTTGTTTGTAAGAGTTTGTGTTGCAGCTGTTACTAGTGTACCGTTTAAGTAATAATCTTTACCAGAAGCAAGGTTAAGATGTTCAGATGAGGTCCATGCATCAGTTGCATCTACCCATGAGAAGGTCTTGTCTGTGGCACCCTTAAGAGTAAGACCACCACCGTCTGCACCAGCATCTGTTGGAGATGCTACTGAGCCAAGTGTAATGTTCTTATCATCAATTGTGATTTCTGTTGAGTTAATTGTAGTTGTTGTACCATTAACTGTTAGGTCCCCTGAAAGAACCAAAGATGTACCAGTTGCTGCACCAATGTTTGGTGTTACAAGTGTTGGGGTATTAGCAAAAACGAGTGATCCAGTACCAGTTTCGTCTGAAATTACTCCAGCGAGTTCTGATGATGAAGTTGCAGCAAATGCGCTTAGCTTGTTGTTTGTAAGAGCAACAGTACCTGTAGCATCTGGGAAAGTTACTGTACGGTCAGCAGTTGGATCTGTAACTGTAAGTGTTGTCTCAAACGCATCAGCGGTTGCACCTTCAAGAACAATTGATCCATCTGAAAGTGTAAGTCCTGAAACTATTGGGCTTGTAAGAGTCTTATTTGTAAGAGTCTGAGTGTTTGTTGTTCCAACTACTGCGCCAGTAGCACCGTGTGCTTCTGTTGCTCCTGTGTGAGTTGTAAGGTCTGAAGAAGCAGCCTTGTTATTTAACTGAGTCTGAATTGCTGATGTAACGCCATCTACATAATTAAGCTCTGTAGTTGAAAGTGTTGCACCATCAAGAATGTTAAGCTCTGTAGAGCTTGCTGACATAACAACGTCTTCATTAATCTTTGGTGATGTTAATGTCTTGTTGGTAAGTGTCTGTGTATTAGTTGTTCCAACTACCGCACCAGTTGCTCCATGAGCTTCTGTAAGATTTGCATGTGTTGTAACATCTGAAGTAAGCGCTACTGTACCAGTTGCATCTGGTAGTGTAATTGTGCGGTCTGCTGTTGGATCAGTTACTGCAAGTGTAGTTTCAAAAGCATTTGCTGTAGATCCTTCAAACTCAATGCTTGAACCAAATACACCAACTGCTGCTGGATCAGACCATTGAACTCCGTATGTAGCACCTGATGCTGCTGTAAGGACTTGACCATTTGTACCAACGCCTAAACGAGCTACTGCATCATCTGCACTACCTACAATTAAATCACCCTTAGCGTCAACGACACCTGCTGTGATAATATTTTTTCCTGCAACGGTCGCTGTTGATCCCTCAACAACCAGTCCCGCTTTTACTCTAAAGTCTTTTGTTACTGTTGCCATTTTATCTCCTTAATTAGGCCTTTAACCCAATACGCAAGTAGCGTAAAGTTATCGGGGTTTGTCCACCCACAGGTACTACAGAAAGTGAAACTGTATCGCCTGCTCTAGATACGGAGATGGTGCCAATATTCCCATCATTATCTACTGTCCCATATTCACTAACGTTTACATCTGTAGCATCAGGGACTATGGTTAATTCTGTGGCCCAATATTTATTTGCACCGCCAGAAGTCTTTTTAATTGAGATCATGTATTTTACTGATCTCAACTCGCTTGCTAAAAAGTTATCAAAGATTGTAGTATTTTCAATACCATTAATTGTAGACTCATTGTTGCCATCTGAACCAAGGTCAGTAGAACGAGCAGAAGAACTGTCAATTAAGTCTTCGTAATTTGCTTGACTTGGACGGTCTCCAGTTTGGAATAAAGCTTTTACACTTGCGATTGATATTTTAGCCATATGCTGATTATATCATATTTATTTTAGATAATATAGTTAGAAAAACCAATTATTTGAACACCAATTCCAGGTGGAGCTAATGGGTTTACCCCATCTATTCCTAGGTTTGTAATCTTTATTTTAAATGGAAGAATGTCTTCTGGTTTTACTTTTTTGGGATAATCTACTGTTTTAATATTTGAAGATTTTGGTTTAATGTCTAATACAATAGAAGACTTAGAAGAAATATTAGAAACTTTTTTAAGTGTTCCAGTTGACTTGTTAGATAGTTTTTGTTTATAAGGTTTTATATCTTCTAATTTGGATAATGGTTTAAGATCGGAAATAGTTGCTTTAGCCATTTGTTATGACTCTTGATCTGTAACTTCGCCAATCATAGTCATTTCTCCTTGGCATACCGTCCAAACTCTGGTGGCATCAGATAACTGTACATCAAAAACATCTCCAGTTAATAATTGCTTTGATTGAGCTGGTGTTAAGAATACTGTAAATTCTCCGTCATCATCTAAGCCCATTGCGGTAGGAGTTAATGTAAAAAGAAGATCGTCTCCAACATTATCAGAGTATCTTCTAAACTGTGATTTGATTGTCCAATCTGCAATATTAATTGCATCACCTAAATCATCTTGTACATAAATTCTAAATGCTGCACTATCTCCAGTGACAATAGTCCAATTAACTAATGGAGGTTTGTTTCCAACATTATATGTTGTTGGTGCTTTTACTGAAGTTAAGCTACTCTCATCTTTATTTCTATAACTTACCATTATGCTAACCCTGCTTTCAATGCTGCCCAAGTTCCATTACCTGTTGGTTTACCAACAATTATAACACCAGTAGTTGCATGTGATTTTGCCACAACTCCTACTGCTGTTCCTCCAGTTGCTGGTTGGGTTGCTGTTAGTCCCCCAGAAGTTCCAGTGTAAAGAATATTTCCAGCGGTATATGAAGAAGTATTAACATTACTAAAAATACCAGAAATAACAACTACGCCGTCAGTTGCTGTAGCAAAAGCATCTTTAGCCAAACCTAACATAGGATAATTCATAGTGTTAGTTAATTTAGTCACTTGTGGCTTAGTTCCAGATCCACTTATATATACTGGATCTCCTTTTGCTATTGATGCCCCTGAACTATTTGTAACTTCAATTGTTATATTTGACTCTGTTGCAAAAAGAACTGCTTCCATGCGCTCAGCCAAAGACTGAATATCTCCCACAATGTCAACTGGGTCGCTTGCAAGGGGATAAGGAAAATCATAAATTAAAGTCTCAGCCATAATCTTATTATTATACCACTTCCTAAGAAAGTTATTGAAAAGTTATAAAAATGTTACCTAAAGTTTGCTTTTGAGGTCATTTTTATGTTATACTTAATACATGCTACCAACAGGTAGCATTTGTTCTCTAGGAGGTTATTATTATGAGAAGAGACAAGCAAGCTTGGATTGGAATCCTAGCATTAGTTGGTGTTATTGCACCTTTTAGTAATTCCGCTAATGCATCAAGTACCGAAAATAATTTACTAATAAATAAGTCTGTAGAAGCTCCTGCCTCCGACAAGGAGGCATTTGTTGTTTCTAAGGCAAAAATGTTAGAAAAATTTGAAAACAAAACACACTTAACAGATAAAGAACTAAAGCAACTTCTTTCCCTTGTAGGGTTTGAAGGCAATGACTTAGTAGTAGCTTGGGCTATTGCTAAAAAAGAATCTAATGGTCGTCCATTGGCATACAATGGTAACCATAAGACTGGAGACTCCTCCTATGGGATGTTTCAAATTAACATGATCGATAATCTAGGTCCTGATCGTAGAGATAAGTTTGATCTAGATACAAATGCTGAGTTATTCAATCCCGTAAAAAATGCGGAGATTGCATACTATATGTCCAACGGGGGAAATGACTGGTCTTCTTGGAAAGGTATTACGCCAAAGACTAGGGCTTGGATGCAAAAATTTCCTAAATAAATTTTAGGTAATAAATAACCTCTACTGTAAAAAGTAGGGGTTTTTTATTTTATTAAACATTAATAGGTGCACTTAAAGTAGTCAAAGTAGGTGATCTTGTATATTAAGTATTAGCATAAAGTTTAATGGTGAAAGTAAAACTTTTATTACTAATATTTTGTTTAAATAATTTACAAACCGTCAACCGAAATACAGTCGCCTTCCCATCTCCAAGTTCCGTCTCTACAATATACGTATCCATTACCATTTAAAACGTAGCCTTCACTGCCAGTTGGAGTGCCAGGTGGACAATATGCAGTTGCAGATACTTCTAGTACTGCAAAGCTTCCACCACAGGCTTGTCCTGTTGGTGATGGCCCAGCAGGTGCTGGGAAGTAAGGGAAGAATGGTGGGAAGAATGGGAAGAACGGTGGGGCAGCAAATGATGGGAAGAACGGTGGCGCTACTGGAGTAAATGAATTACTAGCAGCAGAACTTAGAGAATCTTGAACGGTATTATTTAATTTAACAACTGCAGTATAAGAAGTTCCATTAGATAAACCAGAAATAGTAACTGGAGATGAAGAAGCTGTTCCAGTAATTGATCCAGGAGTTGTTGTTGCCGTATAAGTTAAAGAAGTATTAGGTTTTCCAGTATTTGCTGGAGCAGTAAAAGTTACAGATACACTAGCGTTACCAGCAGTTGCAGCTCCAATAGTTGGAGTTCCTGGCTGACGATTATCTGAAGAACTCGTTACTCCTGGAATTGGCATTATGCAATCAAGTCTCCTGCAAGTACCCAAGTATTTGTATCTAGCTTTATTAATGTTGCCATTGATCCAGCTGCACGTATTTTTGCTCCTGGGGTTGCATATGAAGTAATTCCAGCAGTGAAAGCAACTGTAACTCCTGTTGTAAGTGCAATTAAATGTATTTGAGTTCCGATAGGATATGCAACAGTTGCGTTAAGTGGAACGGTAAATGCATAAGCACCATTCATTTGAACTAGCGTATTAGCATCAGATAAAACAAATGTATACCCTGCAGTCTTTGCTGTTGTATTTACATTGAAAGGTTGAAAATTTAAAAGGCTTGTTCCATTACCAACTTGAATTTGTTTATTTGTGGTATCCCAGGCAATTCTTGCATCTGTTGTAGAAGATGTTGTAGTTATGGCAGTTGCTGCAGCAGGAGTGGCCCATGATAATCCAGAAGCTGTTGCGCTATTGGCAGTTAAAATTGTTCCATTAGCTCCAACAGTTACAACAGATAAAGTGTCATTTGCAGAAGCTGAAAGCAAATCTCCTTTTGCGTTAAAGCTTGAGGCTGAAAGAGATCCTCCCGCTTCAAGAGCATCAATTCTTACATCTAGGTCATTAAGTGTATATGCAATAGATGGATTAACTAAATTAGCTGTATTTGAATTTGCTGTATTATAAGTATCATCTCCATAATGGTATGTTCTAAGTGCAGCCTGAATATCAGCTACGTTTCCAAGACTTGGAACTGC